AAGCGTTGTTAAGACAGTCATTGGGGTTGTCAAGGCGGTTAATGCCGTATTTATGTTGCTTGCAGCGAATCCTGTTGTACTGGTCATTGCAGCTATCGTAGCTGCTGTTGCATTATTGGTATTAGGATTCCGTTACCTATGGAATAATTGCGAGGAATTTAGGAATTTTTGGATAAATCTTTGGGACAGAATAAAGATGGCGGTTATACCCGCAATCGAGGATATTAAGATTATCTGGGAGAAGCTAAGTGTTTATGCCAAAGTAATTTTTTCGATAGTCAAGGACGTTATAAAATCTGTGTTTGGATGGATTAAGGAATTTTGGAGCAAATGGGGAGATCAGATTACAAATGTATTCTCAAAAGTATTCGGAGTTATCAAAGCGGTTTTCGTAACGGTATTTGACTGGATAATAGGTATTGTTCGTATATTCTTAAAAGCATTTCAGGGAGATTGGGCAGGAGCATGGGAGGCAGTAAAGGATTTGTTTTCAAATACGTGGGAAAATATAAAGAACATTTTTATATCCTTGTGGGATGCTATAAAGGCATATCTTGAATTAGCGTGGGATGTAATAAAGGCTATTTTTGAGAAGATTAATCCTGTACCTTGGCTATCCGGACTATGGAATGGCTTTGCTAATTGGTTTTCCGATCTAAAAAGCAACTTCTTTGATTGGGGTAAAAACATCATTCAGGGGCTTATTGACGGCGTTATGTCTATGTTTGCAAAGGTCAAAGATACCATAAGTAACATAGGTAGCGCAATCAAAGACAAGTTTACCGGATTGTTGGGTATTTCGTCCCCGTCAAAGATTTTTGCCGAATATGGTTTAAATATCACTCAGGGACTTACCGGCGGGATAGAAACCGGAGGCGTGGATGCGGCTAAAGCCACGGAAGGGTTGGCTATGCAGACCGTTCAGGCTGCAAGTAACGAAATGGCAGGAAGTACCACTAATATAAGTAATGTTGATAACAGCGCATTTGGTGGCGTTACAATCAGCTACTCACCGATTATCAATTTAACAGGTTCGGGTAATTCAAGTGATATTACGCAGGCGTTAAGCTCTCAAAAGAATGAGTTAATGAGAGTGATACGTGAATATTTTGAGAATCAAAGACGGATTTCATTTGCATAGATTATGGCATTCGCACAACTTGGAGACATACAGTTTGAGGGTTTAACATCCCCGCGTTCGTGGTCGGAGAGCCACGGGGCAACTTTCGGCGAAATTCCGCACGTAGGCAGGAAACCGGCACTTCAATATACCGGCGAAACGCTTGTAACGTTGGATTTGTCAATCCGCCTTTCTGAGGATTTTTGCGATGTATCCGAAACGCTGACAAAACTGCATCAGTACAAAACCAACGGTAATGTACTACCGCTCATTACTGGTCTGGGCGTATTGGTTGGTCGGTTCGTAATAACATCAATTGATAATAAAATAGAAAGGACATCACCGGATGGCGGACTGATAGCTATTTCGCTCGATGTGTCTTTAAAGGAATATGTACAGCCTCCGGGGTCAAAGGATGCACAGCAAGGCGAAGCAATAACCGGATTTAGGAATCCACAACGCCCGGCGAATCCAATAACCTCTCCGGCACGTGGAATTACAAACGCGCTTTCAAAGGCAAAGGGGGCTGTTAATGGGATAAAGTCAGTATTAAAAGCTATTCAGCGCGGTGCGAAAACTTTAAAGCAGGGAGTTAGGCAGGCGAGTCGGTTATCTAATACGGCAAAAATGGCTTATAATGATGCAACTTTACGAGTTTCTAAAACGAAGAAAATTGCAAAACGGGCGCAAAAGCTACCAACGTCATTAGATGAGGCTATTATGTACGCTGACAATTTAAGCAAAATAGGTGATGTAACTAACACTGCTACACTTGAACGAAGCGCAAACCAGCTATTTGCGGCTTCTGACAAGGTAGAAATGGATGCAGCTCCGGTAACAGCATTCGCGGCAACAAGGGAGGGCGGAGATTAATATTTATGTATCACTTTTCACGTCGATAGATGGCTGAAATTACTGCCCCAGACGTAAAGTATTTAGATATAAAATCCTTCCTTTAAATTAAATAGTATGTCATTCAATTATACAACAGTAGATAGAGACCGTTTAGACATTTTGGCTCAACGGTTTTACGGAAATATGCAAGGAATTAGCATACTTGCAGATGCTAACCCTTTTGTTCCTTTGGATGCAATCTTTCCGGCAGGAACTGTTTTGATAGTTCCGATAGTCAATGAAAGTCAGGTTATTAAAAACGAAAACTTACCGCCTTGGAAACAATAGCAGTAAAGCCGATATATGAGTTAACCATTGCCGGAAAGAACGTTACCGATGATGTTAGTCCGTTTGTTTCATCAGTAGAGTACATTGATAAACTCGAAGGTGAAAGTGACGAAATACAGATTGTTTTTGATGACATTGTAGGACTTTGGCAATCACAATGGTGTCCGCAGCAAGGAGACAAACTTACATTAAAAATGGGTTACTCCGGTGGTGAAATGCTTGATTGCGGATTGTTTGAGATTGACGAAATAGAATTGCGAGGAGCCCCAGACACCCTAACAGTAAAAGCCCTTGCGGCGGCTGTAATGTCCGAAATACGCACAAAAAACAGTGTAGCATACGAAAACCAAAGCCTGAATAAAATAGCGTCTCAAATAGCAAATAAGCACGGGTTGAGATTAACAGGAGACACGTCAAGATTGCAGGAAATACAAGTCGGAAGGAAAACACAAAATGATGAAACCGATTTGGCATTTTTGTCAGGTTTGGCAAAGGAGTTTGGGCTTATATTTTCCGCTCGGGGAGAACAAATTGTGTTCTTAGACCCGGAGAAATTGGAAGAAAAGGACAGTGTTTATACATTCAAGCGTTTAGACGTGTCGAATTACAGCTTCAAAGATAAAACTTCGGATACATTTGAAATGGCTTCGGTTTCAAGGCGCGATATAAAAACAAATAAGGTTCAGAATTGGAAACTTGTAAATAGCGGAGACCCTACCAAAAAAGACACGCTTGTAGTTGGTGGACGTGTGGAAAACGAATCGCAAGCAGCAGCGAAGGCAAAGGGAGCTATACGAAATGCAAATAAGGATAAGTTAACTGGTTCGTTTAGTACGGACGGAAATCCGTTAATCGTGGCTGGTGTAAATGTAGAAATGTCCGGTTTCGGTCAGTTCTCAGGAAAATGGACGGTTAAAGAGAGCAGTCACCGTATTTCGGTTGATAGCGGTTACACCACATCCGTATCAATACGGAAGGGGCCACACAAGAAAACACCGCAACCGGTTAAGCACGCATCGTCAGAACAGAAGAATTGGGCAAAGAAAATTGGATTATCGTAATAAATGGAACAAGTTATTGAGATTTTAACGGATAATATAATGAATAGTATATCGGGATTTTCATTAAGTGAACAGTCGCATATACTAAATCAATTATCTATAACGCTTTCGGAAGAAAGCATTATTATGATGAGTAAACAGTTATCCGAACCGGTATCTCCTATGGGAGTAAATGAAAGTCTGATAGGTTATTAATTTAAAAATATATTATTATGGATGTAAACAAATTCAAAGTTGCTGCCCTTATTGAGCAGAATATCGCAGGCGAGGCAAGGGCAAGGGAAGAGTATTATACATTGATGAATGTATTGAATGAAGAGGATATTCCGGTAATTGAGGAAATAATCTCGGACGAACTCAACCACAGCGAAAAACTCAAGGCTTTGGCTGAAAAGTACAGTAACATTTATACGGCGAACGATTAATGCTGAGGCTTGGGGTAATATCGGAACTTGGCACAGGCGAAAACTTGGGATTTGCCCGCGTTTCGTTTGATGAGGTTGAGATGGTGTCCGGCTGGCTACCACTACCCTCTATCAGCACTAAAACAGCAAAGAATTGGCAACCTATTGAGGTGAACAGTCAAGTTGCTTGCTTAATGGATGACGAATGCGAACAGGGATGCGTTGCCGCCGTCTTGTGGAGTGAGACGGATACGCCTCCGGATTGGGCAAACGAAAACACTATTGGTATTCAGTTTTCCGATGGAGCAAAGATTTATTATGATTCAAAAAATCATAAGTTGGAAATTGAGGCTCCGGATGCTGAGGTAAATATGACGTGCAAAACCCTTAATATAAAGGGAGAGGTAAACATTGACGGGCAAATGTCAATAAAAGGCGACACAAAGATTGACGGTGATAGTACCGTTACCGGAACCGTGCGCGGTGATACAGACGTTAGAGTTGGTATGCCGGGGATGGGTGTTTCCCTTAAAACACACATGCACCCGACAGCCGGTTCCGGTACGCCTTCACCGCCTTCACCACCTTCTTAAAAAAGTAAAAACAGATATATATGTTTATTCAAGCAAATACAGCAAATTGGCAGGTAAGTATTACAGACCCGTCTGTAATCATTGAAGATGCAAGCGATATAGCTCAGTGTATATATACGATTTTGGCAACAGCGAAAGGAACCGACCCGTTACGTCCTACCTTTGGTAGCGATGTTTTTGAATATATCGACAAACCGGCAAACATAGCGCAACCAAGTTTAATTTACGAGTGCTATAGAGCTATAGAGCAATGGGAACCCCGCGTGTATGTCCGTAGCGTGAGAATTTTAAATGCCGGAATCGAAAGAAGGGCGATACAGATAGATGCTATTATTATCGCTTCGTCCGCACAAGTTGAAATGACGTTTAATTTTTAAAAGATATGGAAATAATAAAAAAATGTGAGCTAACAAAGAAGCTGTATCGATTTTCGTGTAGAAAATGTAATACCGTGTACTATGCGAATGAGGATGAGATATTAATGGAGTCTTTCAGAAATGAGGTGACTTTTAAATGCAGCTGTCTGGTTTGTAATCAGGTAAATTATACAGATAAAGAATTTTAAAGAATTAATAATATGGCAGATATACCAAGTTTTATTGAGAGGTCTCCCGATGTGATAATGTCGGAAATTAAGACGCAAATGGAATCCATGTTAGGAAGGCAAATTCAGCCCGCACAAGTGGAGCAACTCATATTACAGGTAATCGGTTATCGTGAAGTCCTGTTATTAGAGCGATTTAATGCGGGTATGTCACAACTGTTATATCAATTCAGCAATGCGCCGTTACTGGACTACGTTGCTGCATTGGTTGCCGTTGAACGTTTACCGGCTGCTAATGCCGGCTGTATGGTTCGGTTTACACTCGTGCCCGGACACGGTTCGGTAGTAATTCCATCAGGAACTCGCGTTGCTACAAGCAATGGTATTATCTTTGAAACTAACGACGATTACACGGTAGCTCCTTCGGATAACTCGGTAGATATTTTAGTTACCGCAATAGAACCCGGAAAGGATGCAAACGGATTTGAGATAGGCAAGGTTACGGTAATTCTTGACCCACTCGCTTTTGTTTCAGAAGTTACGAATATCACACTTACCGGAGGAGGTTCGGACGAAGAAACAGACGAACAACTAAGGGAGCGCATAAAGCTCGCGCCTTCGCAGTTTTCGAGTGCCGGAAGCCGTCAATCATATATTTTCCACGCAAAAGGTGCAAATGCTTCTATTATCGACGTATCGGTAAGTTCGCCTATTCCGGGCGTTGTTTTAATTGTTCCTCTTATTTCCGGAGGTGATTATTCACAAGTAAATGCGGATGTGTTCGCAGCCTGTAACGCTGAATGGGTGAGACCGCTAACTGACACGGTAATTGTAGATGAGCCCATTTTTAGACATTATACAATTAATGTAGAATTAATCGTATTCGATGGAGCGGACATAAACGCAGTGCAAAGCGAGGTGTACGCCTCATTACAGGCGTTTGCAGACGCAAAAGCGGTTAAGTTAGGTAGTGACATAGTCCGCTCACATATCATTGCAGCAAGCGTAACAAAAGACGTGTATGATGTGACCGTTGTATCTCCGGACTTTAATGAAGTTGTTCCGTATTATGAAGTACCTGTTTGCGATAACATTAGCGTCGTCGTAACAGGGACGAATGCAGGGTGAAATGCTTAAAAGTTATGAGGCTAATATTTTAAGTAAATTTATTGCTAATTGTAAGCTAAATTGCTTATATTTATGGGCGATAAAAAATGTAGGAATTGTTATGTAAATTAGGAATATGTGTAGTATATTTGCAGCGTACAACATACAAAGAGGCGGATTGATTCGTCTGATAATAGCAGGCATTTTTTATGTCTGCACGCTGCAATTAGTTTACGGCGTTACTCCCGTGTGGAACGTTAATGCGTCCACAGCCTCTTTGGTGTTGTACAACGGGTCAGTAACGCCGTTTTTATTGTTACTGCAAATAAGTTCTTCTAAAATGTACAAAACCAAAGGAACTTGTTTGAACGTGAATAGTAGTAACGTTCTAACAACGTGCGCCCACGAAACGGGTAAAATCTTTTCATTTAATGATACGATTGACGTACAAGTAGTAATTATCAATAATGAGCCGTGGTTTGTAGCAGCTGATGTTTGTCGGGTTCTTGGATTATTTAATACTACAAAGGCACTTTATGGACTTGATAATGGAGAATGCCTAACCTTACCGGTAGTAAGGGTAGGTCAGAAACGTCCTGTAAATCTGATAAATGAAAGCGGATTATACACACTCATCTTTCAAAGCAGGAAACCAATCGCCCAACAATTCCGAAAATGGGTAACATCCGTAGTCTTACCATCTATTCGTAAAACCGGAAAGTACGAAACGAAATCAAGTGAACAGGAGGTTGAACACTACAAGGCTGAGGCTAAAGAGTGGAAAGAAAAGTGTATGCTCGTCAAGCAATCCTTTGACGTGGTTTTAAGTAATTGCGATATAATTTATCGCCAATATAACCGGCTAAATAACTTTAAGAATGCCGTATGTGTAGCGGCGGTTAAATATTAAAAAAATGAAGAGGGTTATAGCAAGTAGTATAGAAGGAATGGAACTTGCGCGGATTGCGCATGATGTTGTCGCTACCCGTTGGGACAATTGGGACTTAACTGATTTCCTTGTTTATCTTGTAGATAGTTGCGCATCGTCCATACTTCCATACCTTGCTGACCAATTCAACGTTGACGGATTACGTGGTTTCCGTGTCGCTCAAACAGAAGCAGAGCAAAGGGAGCTGATTAAATCGGCTATTGCAATCCACAAGCGTATCGGTACTCCTTGGGCTATCAAAGAAGCGTGCCGCACTGTCGGATTTCCGATAGTCATTTTAGAGGAAGGCGTACCGGAGTTTGTAGGCGGTACTATGCAGCCTGAGGATTGGGCGCGATTTGCCGTATATGTTTCAACAGATGACAGCCGACCCGTTACCGCTGAAATGATGCAGCAAATACGGGCATTTATCAATATCTATAAGCCGGAAAGGTGTCATCTGCAAAGATTCGGTTTTTATCAGTTATTAGAGGAATCGGATAGGCTTTTCAGGACACTACCCGATAGCGGTGATGATTTTATATATGACGGAACTTGGGATTATGACGGTGAAATCACTTACGGTATGCGTAAGCGTGAGATTTTAGATATTGAAATTGTAAACGTAGTACCTATTAATTATTTAGTGGTTGTTGATAATAATTACAAATTCCCGGTAGATAGCACGCCAAATGCGATAGAGTATCGGGATGTTGACGGTTTAAGCGTGATTCCGAACTCTATTCTGTTAAGTCCGCCTTCAAACTCGTCGCAAGTAAGTGCAATAACTAATAAAGATTGGAGTGCTGAATAAATATTATAAACCAATAAAATAACAAATATTATGGCAAAACCATCATGGTGTACATTAGCTCCTGACTATGGTTCGGGAAACGGAACGGTGAATGTTAACGCAAGTGAACACACCGGTAGAACTTCAAGAAGTGGCGCGATAACATTTAAAGCCACGGGCGTACTGGATGCAACGGTATCTGTTACACAGACTGCAAAAACGGAATTTGTTGAAATAAACAACGTTTCCGCTCCTAAGAGTGGAGGTACGATTACCGTAACAGGAAAATCAAACAGTGCAAAGCTCACTTTTTCGCTCGGTTTGGGTGATTTGGATATTTCGCTTCCGGCAACTTACAGTGCGGGAGGTATTGCGACAAACAACGGTGTAGCTATCGCGGGAGACCCCGGAGCGACTGCTGAGTACAATTTCTCGGTATCAATCAATGTACCGGAAAATACAACCGTTACCGCTCAAACGAAAGCAGTAACAGTAACAGCAAACGGTGGACAATCAAACAGTGCTACTATTACACAATCCGCCGGAGACCCTACGCTTTCAGTTGCTCCTACAAGCATTACGCTTGACGCTGACGGAACGCCTGATACTGTCAATGTTACATCTAATACTAATTGGACGGTAGAGTAATGGCGGTAGAGACGATATATTGGGGAGACGGTTCACCAGACGCTATTACTGTAACCTTTACAGGCACTTCCGGCAATAGCGCTATGTCTGTTGAATCAGACCCCAATATTACCGGCTCATTTCGTACAAAAGTTATATCGTTTAAAACAACGGGTGTTGAATTAGCAACGCTTACGGTGAATCAAAAATCACATATAATATACAACGGAGTTGAGTATTATAGCGGAAACGTAAATTATTAATTAATAGGATATTTAGAAATGGTAGATACAATTTATAACCCGGTACCGGTATTATACAGTGAACTTCCGGAGGCTTCTTCCATACAGTCGGGAGACCAACTTTTTGTAATCAAAAACGGTAAATTTTACCGATTTTCCGCTCACTTGATTTCACTCGAAAACGCTTACGCTTCGTTAAATGCTGCTACCGGTTCCGGTACTGATACTACAACACCGGAAGTATCTCCGATGCCGGTTGCCGACATTTTTCAATATATTTGGGAGAAAATCAGGCAAGTCGGTAATGTCGTAAGTATGAAAGAACCGTCTTTCACAAAGAATACCGCTTTTAATAAAAACTTCGGGACTGCTTCCGGTACTGTTACCGAGGGTAACGATAGCAGAGTAACCGGAGCGGTACAATCTGCTACTATCGGAGGAAATTCCGTAACTAAATCAGACACTCAATTACAATTACCTGCATACCCTACTTTATCGACGCTTAATACCTCGTTATCTGCTGAAACCGGAACCGGAACTGATATTACAACACCGGCAGTTGCATCTAATACGATTGTAACCATACTTCAATCAATATGGGCTAAGATTAGGATGGTAGCTAATGTTACAGGCACTGCCGTTCAATCAGCAACCATTGGAGGTGTCGATGTAACAAAATCCGGAACTCAGTTACAGTTTCCGGCTAATTTAGAAATGACAAACGGAACATGGAATCCAATTGGAAGCGGTATGGCAATATCTTCAGCTGTCGGAACTTACCTTAAAGTAGGAAAACTTGTTTTCTTATTTTGCAGGTTTAACGTGAGTTCTGTAACAGCAGGCGACCCTAAGTTTATAGCAGGTATACCGGAAGATTTATTTCCTGACATCGGAGCTTCTTTGTCTTTTTCTTCTACTAAAACGAATGGTTTCGCGTCAATTTCACCGGCGGATGGGGGGTTTATAGTTTTTACTCCGGACGATACTGTAACAGCTGTCAGTGTAACAATCAGCGGATGTTATAAAGTTCCATAAAATATAAGTAACCATAAAAGACTATTAAGTTATGAAGATAGCAGAAAAATTAGGAAAAATGACCGGTACGCTTAAATTTTCAATAGTTGAGGCTGCTACCGGTATGCTCATTTCCGAGCATACGGTAAAAAACCTTATCACCGATAACGGATACCATGCAGCGGCTCAAGCATTGGCGGGTGTTCCCGGAGTGGGAATAAAGAGTATAAGCGTAGGAGACAGCACGGTACCACCTGCATTGTCAGACACGATGATACAGAGCGCAGTAAACGTACCCATTAGCAGTGTTGAATATCCCGATAATGCTTCTGTTCGCTTTAATTTTCGTATCAGTTCGGGAACTGCAAACGGATTGAATATTACCGAGTTTGGACTTTTTACTCAAGATGGTAGGATGTTTTCGCGTTTGGTGCGTCCTGAGGTAATTAGCAAGACGAGCGGGATTGAGGTGATTGGAGGGTGGGTCATAAACATTTGACGTATGAATTTGAAGGAAGTTATTAACGTGTAAAATTATGAATTTATGAACTATACAGATGTTGAACAATGGGTAGATAATATAGACATTATCAATCCGGGTGAAAAGGTTTTAGGAGGATTGGACGGACCAACGAATAGACCAACAAAACAGTTGGCAAACCGAACAGCGTGGCTAAAAAAACAGGTGCGTATCCCGATATATGAGGATTTAATGCTAAACGTAAGTGCGACGGGAGACGATGCAACCGGCGATTATACCGGGAAACCATTCAGACAGCCGCAGGCAGCAATCAACTACGCTATTGCAAATTTGGATTTCCGTAATGTAAGAAGTCTGACTATTAATGTTGCTGCTGGAACTTATACAGCTTTTATAATCAATCGTCCTATCCACGGATTGCGTGTTGTGCAACTTAGAGGCGCAGGCGTAGATTTGAGCTTCATTCCATATATTACTAATGACCAGAGCAATGTCCTTTCCGTTAGCGGGTTCACACTCAACGGAAACGAGCCTGTTGGATTAACAAAAATTGACGCATTCAACAACGCATTAATTAATTTAGACGGCCCGTTAAAGTTCATAAATAGCGGTATGAATCCATTATATGCAATCCGGGCAACATTGGGCGCATCAGTTAGTGCAATTGGCGCAACGTTCACGATCGAGAACCGTTATGTTAGCTTTGTGTTTGCGTCGATTCATGGGTATATCCAAATCGTTGGTTGCACACTTAACTTCACGAATGGATGTCAACTTGACAATGGAATTGTTGAGGCAACGCGCATGTCACACATATCGGTGAATAATAACAACTGGCAGGGAGCATCCGCAGGTAAGAAGTATAATGTGGAAACCAATTCGGTAATTATAACAGGAGGTGGCGCAGTGGGCTGGCCAGCCGCACTGGATGGAACAGCAAGTACCGGCGGGATATTTATCTAAATTTTATGTTTTCAAGTTTGTAGTTTAAGGAGTTATGAAATTGATAGAAGCTTTAAAAAGACACGTGTCAGACGAAAATGTGGCGAAATTTTCTGTTCATTTGGCTGAGTTAATGCCAAAATACGGGATTGATACCCCACTTCGACAACGACATTTTTTTGCACAGTTGTTACATGAATCGGGAGGGTTCAACTTTGTTCGTGAAAATCTGAATTACAGCGCGGATGGGCTGCTTAAAACGTTTCCAAGGCATTTCCCGACACGGCAATTGGCAGAACAATACGCACGGCAACCTGAAAGGATTGCTAACCGAGTGTATGCAGACCGTATGGGTAACGGAAACGAGGCAAGCGGGGACGGCTGGAGACACATAGGTAGAGGTCTGATACAAACTACCGGGAAGAATAACTATACGGCTACCTCACAGGCGTTATTTGGCGATAACCGGCTTTTGACACAACCACACCTATTAGAAGAACCTCGACACGCTGTTGAAAGCGCGTGTTACTTTTGGAAGGCAAACAACCTGAATGCGCTTGCTGATAGGAACGATATTGAAGGACTTAC